TAGCCGGCTACCGGACGTTTCATCACACGAGGCACTTATGGGTCGATCGTATACCAAAGCCGAATTGGATTTTATGGACCGCATTGCGGAAGATATGTCCGATGAGCAACGCACACAGTTGGTAGATTACCGTGGCGGCTGTAGTTGTCATATCTCACCTCCATGCAGTGCATGTTGCGAGCCGGTAAGGCTGAATGAAGCTGATGATCTTGGTTGGTTCGATGACCTGAACCCTGCATAGGGCCCAATCAAAAGAGTGTACACTGGGCATTACTCGAAGGTATAATACCGTCATGCTTAAATGGTACGTAACACCTCATCGTCGTACTCCGCAATCTCGGGATGAGATCCTTGCAGACTGGCACGATGGCAAGCCTTATAGAGTATACCTCTCTGGCGGCGTTCTAATCAGCGGCAATGAGACTACGAAACTCAAAATGGCCGGCGTAACCCACATCCACTTTATTTGGCAGCTTGAGGATCTTCGAATGCAGGATTATCTGTTCGAGCTCAAATAGCCGATTAAAATGTGTGTACATAGGCAGCCAGAAGGATGTACAATTGTATTAACGGTTGAATAGTTCAACTGTACAATTTGATGGAGCACTACATGGAATTTGCTAGCAAGCGTGAATTCAAGAAGTTCACTGAGGCCTTTACGGCGTTCCTCGCCCGTCGTGAGACGCGCGAAATTCGTCGTCAGGCCAAGAATGTGGCCCCCAATGCTGGTTTTCGGCTGATCAACAGCAATACGGCCTTGGCAGCCCGTATGCGGGCATCCGCCGAACGTATGGCCCTTGAGCGTAAGGCTGAGCTCAACGCACGTCGCAAGGTCAAGATTGCGGGCAAGCCGCTTCGCGCTGGGCGTTAAGCAATCATGTTTCGCGACATGCTCCTAATCAGCTCCCGCTTGGAGGCCGCAATTGATGATTATGTGGTAGCAGCCGTTCCGGTACCAAGGAGGTATCAGCTTCATGGCTACCACGCGGCGGCCGTTTGCCGTCTATACTTAAACAACAGGCCCGCTCGCCTGCCAAGTTCCTATGGCTAGCTAAATTGGGAGTGGTCAACCGCCGTGCAACAGAACCAGTTGCACGGTTCTTTCTTAATGGTACGACCATTAAGAAAGAATTATATGATTCACCTACTGAATACCTGTGATTGGCGCGCCATAGCTCAGCGGTAGAGCGGGGATGTCATCGGTCCCAGGTCGTAGGTTCGAGTCCTACTGGCGCAACCCTAGAGGTAATGATGAGCAATCCGACTGATAAACCAAGACTTGAATTTTGGCTCTTGCTGAGTCTTGTGGGGCTTATCTGACTGGTAAACCGAACGGCTCTGAAGCTATTACTGTTGTATTTACCATTGAGGCGTGGCGGAAGTTCGATGCGGCTCTATCTCCTGCAGTAGGGGCGGAACTCACCGCCAAGGACGGCTTGCCTCCTTCAAGTACCAAGCCGGATGTCAGACATCGACAACCTGTACGGCTCAGCAGTCTGTGCCCTGTTCGGCTTCGTGCTTTGGCCACTGTTTGCGGTAGCGGCTTGGAAATCGCGCCGCGTGCGGAGTGATCAAGGTTAGCCGAGTAATTCTGGTTTACATGGATAGCAGCAACGGCGTATAATGTATCTATACGCCGTTGTTACTTCTAGAGGTTATATGAGCACACATGAGGCCAATGAGTGGTTTGACGATGCCGAATGGGAAGCTGCTATGCAGCATCTTCCGTATATGAATCATCGCGATTTCTGGAGAATGTTCTGTATGGGAGGCGAACTATGATGGACATGTTTACTAAGAAGACTTACGAGCTTCCAATCTCACCAACCTACGTCCGTCACTGGGGCTTGGTCGAAGCAGTACGTGAGCTCATTCAAAACGCCATTGACTCGGAATCTCCGTTCGAGTATGAATTCACCGAGCAGGGCGATCTGCATATCATCAGCCGCTATGCAACGCTTTCTCCTACGACCTTGCTGCTTGGTTCTACGTCCAAAGCCGAACGTACGGATGCGATTGGATCATTCGGTGAGGGCTACAAGATTGCATTGCTGGTGTTGGCCCGTGAAAACCGGGCTGTGACCATTTACAATGGTGATCGTGTATGGCGACCCATGTTCAAGTTCAGCAAAACCTATGATGCGGATGTATTATGCATCGAGGATACGATTTCGCCTCGTCGTAATGAAGGCCTTCGTTTTGTCATTGAAAAGCTATCGCCATCCGAAATCGATGCCATCATTGAGTCTTGCCTCATGATGCAAAAGCACATCGGCCAAATTGCACAGGCTGTCAGCGGTACGATATTGCTGGAGAAGCCTGGTAAGCTGTACATCGGTGGTCTATACATCTGTGACACCAAGATGAAGTATGGTTACAACCTGAATCCAGGTACTGTGGCCTTGGAACGGGATCGTAAGACTGTTGACGGCTTCAATCTCGGATGGTGGACCAAGGAGCTTTGGTTCCAAACTGAGCGCTGGGAAGAAATCGCATCGCTCATCGAGGCCGAAGTGCCTGACATGGAATACGCTGAATACGGGGCTCCTGAAATTCTCAAAGAGACACTGTATCGCATCTTTACGAAGAAGCATCCTGGCAAGATCATTGCCAAGAATCGTGCTGATCTTGAAGAAAAGGTTAAATCAGGCCTCATCGAGACTCAGATCGTTACTATGGGTGGTCCATATGCGACCCTTGTATCTAGTTCCCACAGTTACAGGACTTCCCAGCCGGTTAAAGAGCCTGCGGCATTGCCGTATGTGCAATTGGAACGATGGCTCAAAGCTAACCGCAGTGAAATGCGGAGCAAGGCGATTGAGGCTTTCAAAGACTTGATAAAGACGGCTAAGGATTGGGAACCATGAAAACATATCCACAATGCTCAAAGCCATTCATCCATTATTGCGGTATCTGCAAGCGGGCCTTGAACGATCCTAATGATCGGACTACTGAGGACTGCGGCGGGGACTGCCTCCGATGTATGGCAGAATGTGGTGATGAGGATTGCCAACGAGCAATGGACGAAATCATGACCTCACCTGCACCTCTTGATGACAAGCCTATTGAAAGGCCTTACTGGAAATGACTAAACTCCTTAAATACTTGAAGCGCCTGTTTTGCAAGCATGAACAATCTCTCATCATGCTCACTGAGACCCCTATTAGCAGTGAGGTCTACGTGCTCCGTACGTATCGCTGCCGTAAGTGTGGTAAGCTCACAACTTTGGGTCACACAATTAATAAAAACGAACGTTTGTAGCACACAACTATGTACGTCCGGAAGCCCGTAATATAGCTCCGGCGCTTCCGGATATGCACCCCGTAATAATATATATTACCCGGCTACCGGAGATAATACGCATGAACTACAGCGAAGGCGTGTGGACCGAAGAGCAGATTATGGGTCTTAATAAGACTCGTGATGAGCGTCTGGAGGCCGCAATCAAGGCCGACGACGGTCTATGGGTCAAGCACACTAAAGTCTATTGGTCACGGACAGTGAATGGCCGAAGACTCCAATACTGGCCCAGTCGCGATAAATGGATGTATGATGGTAGGATGCGCGACGGGGATGTCTACGAATTCATTCGCTCTAATCAAACTGGTGTACATCCGTGATCGGAGCAGTATAATGGATGTACATCGCGATAATGCGGTGTAGGAGCATTATATGAGCATCACAGACCGTATTACTGGACCCGCAATAGATGCGTTCCAGCAACTCAACGGCCAGCAGCAGTACCATGTCGAAGAGTTCTTGAGCGCTAATAAGGGCGCTGAACTCTATTCCAAGCGAGACGTCGTTAATGCGTGGCTCACTTGGAACGGCATCGTCGGATACACCGACGATATCATCAGCATCGTGCAAAACACATTCAAGGAATAACCCATGTCGACATCTGCTCAACCTTTCAAAGACCGCATCGCCCTCATTGAGCAATACAATGCGGGGCTTGTGACATTTCTCGAACTCTGCCTTAACATGCATATGAGTTCGGACGAGCTTGATGCGGTTCTTCTCATGAAGGCCGCTCATGCAGACAATGCAATGCGAGCCAAGCAATTGGCCACCACCTTGGACGACATGGTGGAAAAGCAGCGCAAGGGTCTGGCCACGATCCCGAAGCTGGTGTACTAATCGTGTTCATCGAGTACACCATTTACCCAGTACGCGGCGGCGGTCGTCCCACAGTAGGCTATACTGCCTATGAAAGTGAGATGCACCCTCGCATCCAGGTCGGTGGAAACCCGTCAATGGACATCGCAGACTTCGCTCGGATGATTGCGGGTACCCCGCAGCATCTCGATTTCATCTTCGAATGCAAGCGGCTTCAGCTGCCTCTGCAACAATACTTCTAATCATGTTCCTCATCGAACTTCGCCCATCGTTCGCTAACTCAACCGATCACCAGTTGAGTTGCCTTATGAAGCACTTTGACCAGCAGGAGCGAGTTAATGCTAACCTGTGCATCGTGCCTCGTGCTAAGGACCATATTGAGTATCAGGGTCAAACCTTGGTGGCCCACTCTGTGTGCTTGTATTGCGACACATCGCACGGCGATGTCGTGGCACATGCCTATGTGAGCATGGTATGATCACATACGTTTGCATGGAATGCCGCCAATCGATCTTCAGTGAATCGTATAGTCATTTGTCCAATTGCAGCCACTATCCCAGGCCGTATACTTGCGATGAAACATGTGAAGATCTTTACGGCATGACCGACGCCGAATTCAAGGATATGGTCATGCCAGATGAAGGAGATTTCGGATGAAGCCCCATATCAGATTCGACAACCATTCTCGCAAATGGTTTGCCCTGGCTCACAGATGTGCCAATCGGCCGGTCATCATTGCCCACAGTTTCGAACGACTATGTGAGGCTATGCGCATGACTCATGGTAAGGCCACTCTTCGGGCGGGCTTGAAACTGCCTCGACAGCAAACCTAGATCCCAATCTAATTGAGGACAGCATGTACATCGATTATACCATCCATCCTTCGAGCGAGCCTGGCATTGCACCGACTGTAAGCTTTAGTATTTACAGCCGTCAATTGCTTCCACGAATCTCTATCGGAGATGCCTACACCATTCCAATCAATGATTTCTTTGAGTTCATCACTGGCACTGGTCAATTAGTCGACTTCATGATTGATTGCCACCGCTTCGGCATCGATATCAAAGCCTGGGTTAACGAATAGCCAAGCATGATACCAAATAAATTGTGTGTACATCGTGCATCGGGCGCAGTATAATACTCTTATCATCAACTGGTGGAGTAACCATGCAACTTGAACTCAACCGAACTGCCGAAGCTTCATCTGAGCCGGCATTTGGCTTTTACGACGAACAGTCCGGCATCTTCGTGACAGACCCGTACGTCTCAAGTTCCAACCTATTTGCCGTCGATCCGACGCAAGAATACGGCCTCAGTGCAGATGACCTCGAATGGCTCAGCATGATGAACGCAGTCTACGACTGCCGTCATGAAGAGATCCTCATCCAACACGGCTTCATCATCGAAGACATGGGCAAGGTGTACGGCAACGGCTGGCACGGTCAATACCGCTGGATGCACTCGGAAGGCTCCTTTCAAGACGATGATACTAGTTTCAGTCGTACGGACGCCATACGTCGTGCATGGGCATTCTACATGGATACGGACAATATGATCCGTCATTTCCAACCCGCTGTTGAGAAGTACTTCTAACCAGCGGTTCTCGTAGCCGCTCCGGCGCCCACCACGCAACGCCCATCGGGATGGCCTCCAATGCTTCGGCATTGGAGGCCATCGTCGTTTTCCGCAACAGGAACCGCGAACAGGTGTCGTAGTTGTGCGATCCTTTAATCTCGTCCGGGAGAAAATTAGTGTTACCCACTCAAAACGATCCAGGAGGGTAGCTTCTGTGACACCTGTACACTCGTCCGGAAGAATTGGTACGTTACACATCGCACATCGTACAAGGCCCAATGTACTCCGGACAAGTATTTACCCACCGTTGTGCATCGCACATCGTATGATTTACCACAATAGTTACCGTCGGCGTGTGCTAAACCTAATAGTAAAAAGCCGTTATAAATTAATAACTTAAGTGTTTACCCACTATTTACTACATAACTATATATTATTAAAGAAATAATAAAAGGAGTAATCATTGCCATAATACTCTGTAAGTATTAAAAAAATAAAGTAGGAACTTGTACGTACTTATGTAGTAAATAGTGGGTAAACACTTAAGTTATTAATTTATAACGACTTTTGGCAATTAGGTTTACCCACCTAAGGTGGGTAGGTCTTGTTCGGGGTGGGTAAACACAATTGCTATCTGGGGCGCACAAAAGTGCACAAAAGCGCACAAAAGTACTCCACTTGGGCCCTCGAGGCTTTTCCTGGTGATCTCCATTGTCATAAGTCCTGGATCGATGCCCGGTGTACGATGCGGTTCCATCAGGAATACGATGCACGATGCACGATGTGCGATGGGCCATGATAAAGGTGCAGGACCTCGATCAAATATATGTACAAGGGACGCCAGAATGGTATACAATATCATTGAGCGTTGGTACTGGATCAACGCCCCATCCGAAAGCACTACATGAACCCCCGTGTTGACCAAGACCTTACCGAAATCAAGGGCCGTCTCGACAGCCTCCAAGTGCAAATCAATAAGCTTTTTGAGCTTGCTGAGGCAGCCGGAAAAACCTCCGATGCACACGGTCACAAGATCGTGGATTTGGAGACCCAAATCACATCGCACATCGGTGGTGTACTCGCTGGTCTTACCGACCAAGTGGATACACTAACTGCCAAGGTCGAGGGCCGCAATAAGAGTGCCCCTACAAAGCGGAATATGACGGACGCCGATGCAATGCGGGTGTTGCAAGGTGACATGAAAGACCTCAATCACAAAGAGGCTGCAATTGCAATGGGCTTGACCTACGCTCAGGTGTATTCGTGTAGGGGTGGATTCACATTCAAGCATGTCATCCATGACCTCGAGAAGACTGGATGGAAGAATACTTGGGAAAAGAGTACTACGATCCACAAGAAGTGACATCTTAAGGGCCCACGAGGCCCGATGTGCGGTGTGCACTCCCCAGAGGATCGACGGATTCAGGCTGACGGGGATCCGCGAGGCCGCAGGGGCTGACGGGCGGGGGCTGACGGGGCTGACGGGCCCGCAGGGGCCACTGGGTGGTAGGCCCGCAGGGGCGCGGGGACGTGGGAAAGGCCGCTCTCGGCGGCCTCGGGTTACCGGCGGGTCCGGTGTTTGAAGAGGGTGACCAGGATCAGGATGAGGATCATGCTCGGATAAGTCCGTTGTTGCGTGTCCACAGGCGAGGGGCGATCACCGAGCGGCGAAGGCGAAGTGCGGTGTACACCGTGCATGCCACAACGGCCGAAGGTGTAGTCATGGTGTAGAGGGTGAGGCCATCAGGCTGCCGCATAAGCCAAGTGATACGGTACATGTAGTGCTCCTAGGTGAGAGCGTCCGGGATGGGCGCTCTCTATAGGAGGCCGGCTCTCGCCGGCCTGCCTTGGTGCTTACTTCGCCCAAGGATTCTTCTTACCCTCGGCTGCACCTTGCTTGTGCACATTCTTGAAGGTGAAGCCGAGTCGTGCCGAGTAGACTTGTCCGTAGGTGAGTCCGAGCTTGTCCGCGGCATCCTTGTGCCTCACCGAAGACATGTCGCCGAAGATGACCTTGTATGCGTCATCATCGGTCATTTCCTTGCCTTCGGTCTTCGGCTTGGTGGATGCTTCTTGCAAAGCCTTCACTTGAGCTTGCAACTCGAGGATGGCGACGACCATCTCCTTGTTGGTCATGGACCGGACGGCCGCGACTTGGGTATCGGTATGGGTAGTCATGATGCAGTTTCCTTTGGTTATGTAGGTGCGTTAGTGCAACCTACAAGATAGAATATACCGACATATGTGTGTCTTGTTTCACACAATATGTAAGAGTTTGTATCATTTCATTCTGTTACATATCTAACATCTTGTTACAATCCATTACGTCTGTAAAGTGTAACAGGGGGCCCTAGTCCTGGCCAGGCTCGGGGCCCAGGTCGCCCGGGATTTTGAGACTTTGCAGCCCTTTTACAGTGTACGATGGGCGATGAGCGATGAGCGATGCGTGTTGAGATCTAAACGAAGTGCGTTGAGAGTTGGTCGATGACCAGTGGTTTTACCGAAATTTTCGAAGAACAACGCACATGGTCCTGGATCCGTACCAAAAGGATTCGATCAAAACGTTGTACAAGGACTTTCGAGCTATTTATAATGATCAAAAGGTGGTAGGATTATGAGCTCGGTTGTTCGGGTCCGAAATGCTAGTGAAATGGCGCTGAGTTTGGTACAGTCTGAGTTTCAGAACTACCATCCACTCATTGCACTTGCTCGCCTGGCTCATAGTGCAGATGTAACTGCCGACCCAAAGCTCGAACTTGAAGTCCACAAAGCAATTTTGCCGTACGTTACGCCAAAATTGTCGTCCGTAGAAGTAAAAAATGACAATTCCGACCAACGACGCGTGATCGTAAGCCTTTTCGAAACACGCGAGTTGGGAAATGGCTCCATAGTGGACGTGGAGGTACCCCTTGTGACAGAAGCTGACGAACTTGTGCGATTGGATTAACCATTTCAACTGATTCTTAGGAGAATCTCATGCCTTGCTATCTTGCCAATCTGACCAATGCCGATGTCACCATCGACGGCACGGTCGTCGCTGCCTTCAAAGCTTCGGTTTACCACCCCGGCCTGATCACTGACACCAATGTGGCTGCTGCCATCCTCGCTCGCACTATTACCGGTGTGAATGTCGATGATGCCGCCAAGGAAGTCTCCGATAAGAAGAAGGTGTACAAGTACACCCCACTGACCGGCGTGACTCAGGCCATCCCCAATGACGCCGAAGAAGTTTACATTGTGCCGGCCGGCACAATTGCGGCGCTCACTCTGACCATGCCTCCGGCGCCCTATGATGGTCAAGAACTGCGCATTGCCACTACTCAGATTGTGACCGCGCTCACCCACACGGCTCCAGTCGGCACTCTCCGGGGCGCACTGACTGCCGGCACCGCCAATGGCTTCAGCAAGTGGAAGTGGAACGCCGCAGACACAACCTGGTATCGCATCGGTTGATGATCGCGGGCTCTTCGGAGCCCGCAATTTCAGGAGAACTGCATGCGAATGGTTACGGTTATCCGCAGCTATGTTGGGCGTAAGTTGGAGTTTGGTCCAATTACTATTGCGCCATGGAAATTCGTAGAAGTCAACTATGCTGACTATCAGGCACTGCCTCAGGATGTACAGCAGAGCCTGAATCGGGCCAAATTGACTCGCGATATATCCATTCAACTGGTTGCGGACGGTAATCCAGTCGACGAAATGAATGAGTCCACAGTGGTGCGAGTGTGGAGAGAGTCGGTGGGAGGCTAATATTGGAGGCCATATGGCTGAAGATTCGAAGCCTGGATCATTCAATCCTTTGTCCAAACAACCTTACCATAGGCGTATGGCAGAGCAAAAACTTCAATCAATTGCAGATTCAGCTCTGCTGAAAGTGCTGCAGTACATAATGACAGCGGTGTTTATTCCAATGTCATTGTGGGCACTGAACGCGGTGCTTGGGCGTCTGCAAGCGGTCGAAGACGCTGTGAATAAGAATAATTTAGCCTCAGCTACAATCGAGCTTAGGCTTCAAAGTCTGGAGCGTTCGCAGCACGAACGTGATACGACAATCAGACTGCTGACCGAAAAGACACTAGGTAATGAGTACGAAATCCGTGCTCTCAAAACTCCGCAGGGGAAATGATCATGGCCGTCCGAGTTCAAAGTCTTGTCAATTACGCTGTAACTCTTACGAATCCAGCGTATACGTTTAAACCCTTCGAAACTAAGATTTTCCCAGATATTTCCATTATCACATCTAATCTGGCCGCTGAGGATGCCGCAGCAACGCTAACCGCGGAGGTCCTGCCCAATATAGATGAGTATGACAGTAGCGGCTATGCCAAGGTCTCCAAAAGGGCTCGCAAATTGCAGATGCAGTTGAATCCGGCCGTAATTCTGGATTCTTTGCTATTGATACAGGGTCCGCTACACCTGCTCGCACTTCCGACGGTGTTCATATGATCACTAAAACCCATCGAAAGATTGCTCAATCAGGAGCAGTCCAGGTCGGTATCTTTAAAGGATGAGATCATGAAATACAGCTCTTCCATTGCAGCCGTACTCCTTATCATGACCCTGACAGGTTGTAGTAGTATGGAGAAGACCTTCGAAAACCGTGTTGCATGCACAGCTGACGGTAAGCAATTGCTGGTAGCATCGCTGTATGGTCCAATCGGGGTTGCTTCCAAAATTTCACCGGACGATGCCGCAGTCATTTGTGGCAAGAAGGAATAATCATGGCTGTCCAAGTCGTCAGTTTGGTTAACTATGCCATTACACTGCTCAATCCTGCGTATACGCTGAAGCCATTCGAGAATAAGATTTTTACAGATCTTTCGACGATAACTTCGGATCTTGCTACGCATGATTCGATGAAGCGGCTTCAGGCTGAAGTAATCACGCCGATCGATTTGGATGACGGCGGAGGTCAAGCGATTGTGACGGCCAAAAGCGCCATTGAAGCCGACGCTCTAGTGTCAAGGGCCGGGATTTCGCTCAAGACGCTAGCGGAAATGCTTGCGTGGGCTCCGGCCGATGGCACGAGCTGCTACGTCACCGACCTTTACTCTGGCGTGCGCGGACTCTTCGCGTACCACCAGGCCAGCGGCAAGTGGCGCCCGACAGCCATGGTGCTTGTTGACCGAAGCCTGACGCTTGACAGCGGCGTCAACTCGACGGCAGAGCAGTACATCAAAAGCCTGAGCATCCCTGCCGGTCTGCTGTTCACCGGCTGCGAAATTCTTTTTGAATACACGCTTGCGCGCTCAAACACGACCGATGCCGGAACAACAGCCAGCTTCCGCATCGGGAACCTTGGGACGATTTCGGACGCGGCCCGGGGAAACGGTAGTGGATGCGCATCCCTGACATCCACTGTCCGAACCTATGGCAACTCGTATCGCCTTAGAGTCGTGGGTGCAACACAAGTCGAAAAGGTGGGGGCACCAACGACGTCAGGGGCCGGGTTCGCTGCCGGTGGGACGTCACTTGCCGTTGGGGCGTGGGACGTCGGCGACACCACACAGCGCCTCTACTTCGCGCCGACTGTGCAACTCGCTGCAGCCACCGGCTCAACGCTGCCGCAAATCGGTTACTGCGCCCTCTGGCTGCTGCCAAGCTGAGGTAGGCGATGCAGTATCCCGTAGGCAATGAAGCGTTCATGACGCCCCGCGTTGTGACGCCGCAGATGTACAACATCTACGCCGGCCGCACCGATGGCGTCAACGACGACAGTGACGCCATCATCTGGGCCATCACACAGGCCCTGGCGATGGGCAATGGTGGGGTTTACCTGGGCTCTGGTGTGTATCGGATCACCAAGCCCTTGGGCGGGCTGATCACGCGAGCCCTGGCGATCTGGGGTGATGGAATATCAAATTGCTGGATCGTCGTTGACCCGGCAATGTCCGGTGATGTCCTGGCCTTCAGCAACACTTGGTACGGCACAGATGTCGTCACCATGCCGGATGGTTCCACTTCGACTGGTCACCCAGTCACTGCCGTGACATGGCCCAACAACACGGCTCGCAAGTCTGGCGTGACGCTTCACGGCTTCTCCATCATCGGTGACCGGCGCACCTCGCAGACCCAGAACGGGATCATCTTCTACGACCGCAACGACACAGTGAAGATGTCGCACGTCGAGGTGCAGTGCATTAAGGGCATTGGGCTGTGCCTTTCTGGCATCCCGTCGAACCCAGCGAGCAACGCGGCCTCGGTGCTGCGCGAGTCAGAGATCAGCAGCGTGCAACTGCGCTGGTGCGGCGACATGGCCACAGCACGGCCGGCGTTGGTGCTCAACTCGACCGACAAGGGGTCGGCGTCCTATGACGACGCCTGCAACTACAACCGGCTTCGCGACATCAAGGTGATCTTCTGCGAAGGCACCGGCTTCCAAACGAACACTTACAACGTCAACTCAAACAACTCGTCGAACAACGAGATCGAGATCACGGTGGACTCGCCAGTGATGCCGCCCGTGGCATTCGCGCGTGCTGCAAACGGCGCAACCTCGATCACGAATGGAGTTATGACGGTGGCTGCGGGAGGACTGGCGGAAGGTCAGTTCGCGGCCGCCCAGTACATCTGCAATGCAGCCGTCCCGCCGGGCACATACATCTCCTCGGTGCTCTCGGAAGCTGGCGGCGGCGGACAGTATCAGCTCGCGCACCGAACGCTCGACCTGAGCGACTTCAGCAAGACATCTGGTGAACTTTTCGATGTCCGCTCGCAGGTGCCTCTGATCCAGATTGGTGGTGGTCACTTCGGTGATCGGTGGAGGATCACGATCAACGCTCGCAACGTGCTCAGTAGCGGGTGCTGCGGGATCGAGTTCAACCAGAACCCTTTGGACGTGAACGGCGCAAAGACAGGCACTTGCACGCTAGAGCTATCCAATGGACCCCTGCCCCTGGTGATGCTCTTCACTGTCATCTCATCGCTGCATGTCGATTGGACGCTCCGCAGCGTCATCGCCACTGATCCGCCTACCCCACAAACGGCGATTGCCGCACTGACCATCAATCAGTCGGTCACGGTCAATACCTACGGCGAGTACATCGCGAGCCGCTTATCCATCGGTGGGGGCGGCACCGCCTTGACTCGCTTGCACGTCTACCCAGGTGGCGAGCGAATTGTGGAGACCCTGCCGCCCGCGATCAAGTACCCAAACGCTCTACTTGTGCAGCGCAGTGATCACCACCAGTACGTGTCGGACGGCTCAAGCTGGACGCAGGTCACCTGATTTCCCATCCCCTGCCGGTGGGACCAGTCCACCCCTCCATCGTTAACATTTAATGACCGTCCATTTTAAACTCTATCCAAAGCAGAAGCGAGCCCTAACCTCGCCTGCTTTGGAAATCTTGTACGGCGGAGCTGCCGGCGCAGGTAAGAGTTATATGATGCGAGTACTTGCAATCGTACTCTGTATGGAAATTGCCAACATTAAGGTGTTTCTGTTCAGGCGGTTGTATAAGGAACTTTACATTAACCACGTCTTCTCTGCAGACGGCTTCCTGGTAATGCTGAAGCCGTTTATTGATGCAGGAGATGTTGTATTTAATAAGTCAGACGGTGTTCTGAATTTCTGGAACGGCGCTCAGATTTATTTGTGCCATTGCCAGCACGAAAACGACATCAACAGCTATCTGGGCGCTGAGATTCATCTTTTGCTCATTGATGAGGCTACGCAATTCACTGAGAAAATGATTCGATTCATTCGCACACGTGTGCGACTCGGTGGCCTTAATGTTCCTGATAAGTGGAAAAATCTATTGCCAAAAATCATATATGGCACTAATCCAGGTGGGGTCAGTCATAGCTATTTTAAGCGTGGCTTTGTATCTCATGGATCAGGTCATGTATTTAAGGCGCCCGTAAGTGATGGAGGCATGACCCGCGAATTCATCCCAGCCTTGTCTAAGGAGAACTCTATATTGATGCGTAATGATGCATCTTATAGTGAGCGAATTATGGGTCTGGGCGATGATCGCCTTGCCCAGGCCTACCTTGAAGGTAATTGGGATCTGGAAGAGGGTGCAGCCTTCAGTGATCTTTGGGATCCAAATGTGCACATTATCGAGCAAATCGAAATCCCGAGAACTTGGACTCTAGATAGAAGCCATGATTACGGCTATTCTGCCCCAGGAGCCACGCTCTGGTGCGCAGAAAGTGATGGTACACGTGCCATTATCAATAACCGATACGTAATCGTTCCAAGAAAGTCAATTATCATTCTGTCAGAGCAGTATCTTGCTGACAAGGAGGATAAGGGCCTGAGATTGCTGCCTTTTGAGATAGGTCAGCGTATTCATGATCATGAGCAAAATCTTGGCCTTAGACCTCGTACTCAGGCTGGCCCAGCTGATTCATCCATTTTCGATAAGGATCGAGGCATGACCTCGATTCATGATGAGTATGTAAAGCGTGGCGTTCGATTCACTAAGGCTGATAAACGACCCGGTAGTCGTGAGCGGGGTTTTGTATTAACCAGGCAGCGACTAAAGGCCGCTGTCACCCGTAATTTTGAGCAGCCATGGCTTTTGGTGCATAGGAACTGTGTTCATACCATAAGCCAACTACCCGAGTTGCCAATAGATCCGGAGAATCCTCAAGATGTCGATTCCAGTGCTAATGATCATATTTATGATGCATGGAAATACCGTGCATTGAAGAGCTCCCTTACAGCAGGCACTAGTGCTGTACACGGCACCTAAGGATTGGATATGGCAAAAGATCTCAAGAAATTCGCCCATCCGCAGTATTTGTACCATTGCGAAGACTATGCCAAGATTAGGGATTGCTTCAAAGGCGAGCGGGCTATTAAAGAAGCCGGTGAATTATATCTTCCTCGATTGAAGGGTCAATCTAACGAAGATTACGAAAATTATAAGCGTCGTGCGTTGTTTTTCCCTATTACGGGTAAGACCACAACCACAATGGTTGGCTTGGCTACTACCAAGCCTCCTAAGTGCACTTACCCGGACCTGATGAAGCCATACTTTACGGATACATCAGGCAAAAATCAGTTTACAGAGCTATATGTAACTGTTTTTACTGAGGTAACTCTAATGGGTCGATACGGTATCCTGATCGACGCGCCTCTATCAGGAAGTAAGGACCCGATATTTGCCCCGTACATTGCAGAAAATATTGTGCGATGGACGACGGATCCAGTCTCCGGTGAACCTATCGATATCATGTTTCGTGAGTATACTTACGAAGATGATCCGAATGAGAAATTTGCAACCAAGCTGATATGCCGGTACCGCCAATGTTTTCTTAATAATGGTGTGTACACAGTCCAGTTGTATGACGACGAGCTGTCACCTCAAGGTCCCGCCATTACGCCGTCATTTAGTGGTTCAGTAATAAATTACATTCCATATGTATCATTCGGGGCTTCTGGCATCCATATGGATCCAGACCGCCCTCCTATGCTGGATATATCCACCATCAATCTTTCGCACTATCTATCCAGTGCGGACTTGGAGTGGGGCCGACATATTACAGGGCTTCCAACCCCTGTGGTATCTGGTGTAGAATCTACCACTGCGCTATCCATCGGAGGTACCTCAGCATGGATTCTGCCTGACCCAAACTCTAAAGCCTATTACATGGAGTTCCTAGGTCAAGGTTTGCAATCACTAGAAAAAGCTATGACGGAGAAAGTGGGCCTCATGGCATCAGTATCCGCACGTCTGATAGATAATTCAACTCGTGGCTCCGAGGCTGCTGAAACAGTGCGCCTACGTTACATGAGCGAATCCGCAAGCCTGATTCACATAATTAATGCTGTTGAACAGGGGCTGACCCTACTGTATAATATGCTGGCCAAACTGATGAAGGCCGGCAGTGTAGTCGAGGTACTGTTCTCACGTGAAATCATTGGCCTTGGTATTACATTCAAGGACCTTAACATACTGTTTGATGCTTACTTTAAGGGCGGCATCAGCAAAGAAACTCTGGTGTTCAATCTTCGTCGTCTCGAAGCTCTTGACCCGCACCGAACGGACGCGGATGAATTGGCGGCTATCCGTGAACCTGATCCAGTCTTGGATCCAAACAAGCCGCCTGCTGCTAAACCCTCGCCTACTACGGCGTAATAGAAAGCCTTATCATGGGACTCAAGTATCAAGTTGACAAGCTGGAAGACGTGCCGGAAGCTTCACGTGGGCTATACGTTGCACGAGATGGTAAGTACTTCCTGGATGTTGACGGCGTTGTTCCTAAGGAGCGCGTCGACGAATTCCGCAATAACAATATCGAGTTGCAGCGACAAATCGATCGCTTTAAGGGTATTGACCCTGCCAAACACGCGGAGCTTCTGGCTATTCAGCAAGAAATTGAGGAGGGCAAACTTATCAAGGAAGGTAAGGTGGCTGAAGTGGTCGACCTACGGGTTAAGACTATGAAAGCCACCTATGACGGCCAATTGTCGGAACGTGACCAGAAGTTAGCCATTGCTAACCGGCAACTGGAAGTTCTACTGATTGATAATGTTGTGAAGACTGCCGCCATCAAGAATGGTGTGGTACCGTCCGCCGTAGAGGATGTTGTGCTTCGAGCTAAAACAGTCTATACTGTCGTGGACGGAGTGCCGACACCTAAGGGTCCAGATGGTCAGGTGATCTATGGTAAAGATGGCAAGACACCCATGTCCGTGGAAGAATGGTTGGTGAACCTTCGCACAGGCGCTGGCCACTTGTTCCAAGGCTCCACAGGCTCCGGTGCGGGCGGCGGTAGTAATTCTGGTGTCAAGGACTTCAGTAAATTGTCTCCGGTCGATAAAATCAATGCTGGTCTCGCGGCCCGTGACTCGACAATGGCCAATTTGCCAGGCGCTTGATCCAAAAACTCCTTGATCAAAGGAGTGTACAAATTAAAGCTGGCAAGTTATAATTTGTACTAATCTGAAGCCTCGGGGTCCTAGCGCTTCAGAATCTCTAAACCATTTCATACAGGCTGGTAGCCTGTATGAAATGCGTAGGACCCTCCGGTGGAGGGGTAGGTTAACGCAGAACGTTGACAATCTCAATTCCCACTGGAGTTTAATCATGGCATCTCTTTCCCTGGTCGAATCGGCCAAGATTCAACAGAACCCGCTGATCGCCGGCGTGATCGAATCGATCGTCACCGTCAATCAGATGTACAATTTCCTGCCGTTCGATCAGATCGTCGGCAATGCGTTGCTCTATACTCGTGAGAACGCAATTGGTGGCGTGGCCCCGATCGGCATCGGTGGTGGCTCCAATACCATCCCCGCCGGCGCTAAGACGCCCGCAACCTTCACCCCGGTCACGACCCCTCTTAAGGCGTTGATCGGTGACGCGATGGTTGACCACTTCATCGAAACTACGATGGGGACTCAGAACAGCCAATCCGGCGTTCAGATCGCATCCAAGGCCAAGGGTTTGGGCCGCGAATATCAGCGTCAATTGATTCTGGGCGATTCCAGCAGCGATTCTCTGGAATTCGACGGCCTTCAGAAGCTCGTGCCGGCCGCTCAAACTGTTGAGGCCGCTTCGGCCAATTACAGCCTGGATCTGCTGGACGAAGTCATCAGTAAGGTTACCGGCAAGGACGGTCATGTTGATTTCATCATGGCTCCTGATGTGGCTCTCCGCAAGCACGCAAGCGTCTTGCGAACCCTGGGCGGCGCGGGTATCGGTGAGGTCATCACGATGCCGAACGGTGATCAGATTCCGGTTTATCGCGGCATTCCGATGTTCCGCAATGATTGGATCCCGGTTGCTGGTACGTCCACCCAGACTACCGACATCTACCTCGGCTGCTTCGACGACGGTAGCCGCAAGGTTGGCATTGCAGGGCTGACCAGTGCCATTCAGTCCGGCATCTTTGTGTCTCACGTCGGTGAATCCGAAACGACCAACGACATCATCGATCGCCTGCGCTTCTATGCCTCTATGGCCATCTTCAGTGAGCTCGGTGTGGCCAAGCTGAACGATGTCAAGGTTAAGGGCTAATTAGGCCTGAATCATGGCACTCGTTGTAGACAACGATCCGTTCAGCATCTCCGCCAACTCTTATGTGAGTTTGGCGGAGATGCTTGATTACGTCACTACGCGAGTGCCTGATTCTACAGTCCTAACTGCATGGGCCGCCCTTACATCCGATCAGAAATCGATGTACCTGGTAAATGCTACGAGGTCAATCGATAATTCTTGTGATTGGCGAGGTCTTAAGTATTCCAGAGATCAGAAGCTTGATTGGCCACGATACGATGTGTGGGTTGACTCCTACATGCTGGACGTGACTATAGTGCCGCAAAGCGTTAAGGATGCCACCTGCGAAATGGCTATTTGGTCCATGACCAATAATGGACTGGTTGCTGTAGGTCAGAACGCTGCATTTGATTCCATTAAGGTCGGCCCAATCAATATTGATTTCAGTGAGCAAGTAGGTGGATCCGCAGAAAAATACTTTCCTGATATCGTAGCAATGCTGTTGCGCGATTTAGGCTCAATGTCAAACCCTCAATTGCCAGGTGCTAAGCAGTTGAAGGTCGCTCGTACTTATCGTGCTTAAGCAAGTTGTATTGCAAGCTGTTGCGGCTGCTAAATTAGCGGCTCAAGATCTTGCTGTACCTTGTGTATTAATTCAGAGGACTATGCCTGTGCATGTCCCTGGAACTACGCCATCATCAACAGAGACTGAATTTGATGTAATGATCGTTCATGATCAGTTTACATCAAAAGAGATTGATGGAGATCGTATCAGGGCCTCTGATCATAAGGTAATCATTTTTCCAGAATCGGGTCAGCCTATTCCGGATACTAATGACATAATTCGCGGCGATATTGATAAATTGGGCGTTAAGGATTACCGAGTCATTAGGAATGATCGAGTAATGGCCGGAAACACTGTTGCATTGTCACAGATTCAATTGCGACTATGATATCATTTTCTACCAAATCGTCTGGATGGCCTACGAAATCGGATCTAGACGATTTGGCGGAAGAGCATGTTAAAGAGGTAATGGGTGCGATATTCCGCACTGCAGTTAAATTATCTCCAGTACTGACAGGTGCATTCAGGGCTAGTTGGAGGGTGTCCTTCAACGAACCTAGAGAAGACGTAACTAAAGGTTACGTACCTGAGGCACCTATTCGGGGTGCGTACTTTCGCTGGCCTAAAGGTTTCAAACTCGGTTATACAGTTATCATTTCTAATAATCAGCCTTATGCTGAATTATTGGAGAATGGTAGCTCGTCACAAGCGCCATTCGGCGTCCTAGGTTTAGCTGTTGCATCCGTCACATTGCGATGAAATACGATGTAGCCCAGGCCGCTATAGAGAATTACATTCAGGATAATTGGTCCGGTACAGTCCAATACGACAATGTAGCATTCAATAGCGAACTGTATACAGAATATCTAAGATGCCATGTGGCATTCGGTGAAGGCATTCCGAGATCTATTGCTCGTGGGTGCATTCGTCAAACAGGTATACTGTTTCTAACGGTGTTTACCAAGCCTGGTACAGGTTCTCAAAGACGATTAGAATTGGCTGCTGTAGCTGCACAGTTAGTGGACTCTGTTGTCATTAATCCGATTGCTCCAGCAGTCGATCCTAAGATTCAAATGACTACCCCATCATTATCGGCCGATAACAAGGAAGCTAATGGCTGGGTTCAATCAATTGTGTCTTGCCCATTTTACTATGATTTGAGGATTTAATCATGTCATCTGCAGACCTGGTCGCACTCCGTGCTGTTAAAGAGACTACCTTTGGCGTGACGCCCAGCTCGCCAGCGTTGAAGCAAATCCGCTTTACTGGCGAATCCCTGAATCATAACATCGAGAATACAACCTCGAACGAGATTCGCCCTGATCGTACCCAGCAAGATCTGGTGCAAACATCCGTTCAAGGTGCTGGCGACATCAATATCGAATTGTCGTACGGTAGTTATAAGGATTTCCTTGCGGCACTATTCTGCTCCGCCTGGACGGCCGGTATAGGTGATCAAGAAGAGCTGACTAATGGTACTACACGATCGTCTTTTACCATTCAAAAGCATTTCCCTGATTTGAGCACTCCTCAATTCCATAACTTTAAGGGTTGTGTCATTGAGAGCCTGAGTCTTAAAATGGAATTGGGGAAGATTGTCGAAGGATCCTTCAATTTCCTATCCGTCGGTTGCACGCCGTCAACCACACAGTTCTCAGGCGCTACGACTCCTGCTGCACCATCCACTACGCCCATGAATGCGGTGGCCAACGTGCAGAATCTGACGCTCGGTGGTGTGCCATATACTGGTTGCATTAGCTCGTTGTCCTTGATGATCAAGAATAACTTGCGGGCAACAATGTGTATAGGTTCTGTGGGACCTAAGGACATCAAACTCGGTACCCTTGAAGTTACTGGCGATATCGAGTTCTACTTTAATGATGGTGACCAGTATGCGGCATACATTGCCGGTACTACTTTTGACATAGCCTTCGATTTGGTGGATATCGATGGCAACAAGTACCTGGTTACGCTGCCTCGTTGCAAGTTCGAGGCGGGGACCGTGGTTGCGGGCGGCAAGAACACCGACGTCATGCTGTCCGGCAAGTGGCGCGCTCTGTATGATGCAACGGCGACGAATGTCATCAAACTGATCGCAGATCCAGTCTAATCAAGGAAACCATAATTATGATTATCGATGCTGACCTTTCCACAGTGGACGATGGGGTTTGGACCGAATTCGACGATTCCAAATTCAAGATCGCCCATATTTCCAACCTGAAATTCCAGCGAGCTCTTGCACGTCTTCAGCAGCCTCACATGCGGAAGATTACAGAGGGTCGTCTCGATCCGGCGGTTAATAAATCCATCCTTTGCCAGGCCATGTCTGAAGGTATTTTGATGGATTGGAAGGATGTTAAAACCAAATCCGGCGAAGACGTGCCCTTTAGCACTAAAGCCGCGAATACGGCATTGCTGGCTAATGTGGAGTTTCGCGATTTCGTCAGCGATTTTGCCACCAATATTGGTCACTATCGCGATGAGCAGGTGGCTGAACTGGGAAACAGCTAAAGCATTGGGTTACTTGGAGCTCCGAATGGGGCTCCAAGTTAGATAAGCTGAAGGAGATAGAGTCAGCTAATCTAGCCGCAGGACTGGATCCTCCGCAGGCTCTCACCAATGCTCCAATACTCTATCCAGTAACCAAGGAAATTGTTGACGCATTTCAATCCCTAGATGCGCGCCGGTCAATAGGATTCGCCGCAGAGCCAATCCAACTATCGGAGATTGTGGCATACGTTCAGTTGTTCGGACATCCGTCTGTACCAATGGACGTATTTGTTGATTTACTAGGTTTGATGGATCAAACCAAAAGAGAACTAAGTGGCAACAAATCTACAAGTCAACGCGCAGACCAGTCAGGCGGTAGGGGCGTTTAACAATCTAGCGGCAGCGATAAATACTGCGCAAGGCGCATTTAATTCGCTTACAAATACCCTTCAACAAGGTAGCCGTGCGGCCATTGCTTATGGCCAGAATATCCAGCAAGGCATTGGCGGGGCTTTTCAGCGCCTGTCAAGCCTTGCTAACACATTGCTAAATGTGTTGCGAAATGTATCCGGCGCAATAACGCTGGTATTTAATTCGCTGCTGAATGAGCTGGATAAGCTCCAAGGCTTCAATGCCATTATGTCAGTAAGTACTAAGAGTAGCGCAGAGGCCGCAAACTCTTACATCTTCCTGCGTAAAACTGCCGACCAATTAGGTGTTCAGTTTGATGCCCTGACCGGTAACTATGCCAAACTTGTTGCAGCGATTCCAGAGGGATCTGAAAAGCTGGATATAGCTAATAGGGCATTTCTGGGCGTGGCTATGGCCGCCAGAACGCTGCATTCTTCCAATCAAGATACACAACTGATGTTCTATGCAATTACCCAGATTGCATCCAAAGGTATCGTGTCTATGGAAGAACTTCGCAGGCAGTTGGGCGAAAAACTTCCTGGAGTGATACAGATTGCCGCTAAGGCGTTGAACACTATTCCAGAAGAGCTTGAAAAGGCCATCCGTAAGGGAATAGTAGTTTCTGACAAGTTCCTGCCTATATTTGGCGATGCATTGATAAGAACCTTTGCGGATTCTGCTGAGAAAGCCTCGCAAAGTGTCTCAGCATCCATGAATAGGTTAACTAATGTATGGGTAGATTTTGTCAAAGAGGTATTAGATTCTGGGGCTGGTCAGGCTATTGTAGGTGTCTTTGATGAACTTAGAAAGAAGTTATCAGATCCATATGTGATCTCACGATTCGCAGATCTGATTAAGAATGTGGCAGAGCGGGTAAGCTCTTTCATAGCTAATCTTACTGCCGACGATATACGTAATGGCTTCGACACCTTTTCTAAAGGCGTCGATATGGTGGTTACGGTTATATCAAAGCTAGCTGATGCCATGACTTGGGTCATAAATAACTCGGCCAAATTTGGTGCTATAGTAGGCGCCGTGGGCGGAGCTTTGGCAGGCGGGGCTGTTGCAGGGCCGTGGGGCGCTGCGGCAGCCGGAACACTGGGCGCTGTTGGCGGAGCCTATGCTGGATCCAAAATGGGATCCAGTCTGGACGACGAGGTTAAACGCATGGAGGCCGACCTTAAGGCCCGCCAACAGGCTGAAGCACTATCTGCAGAGCAATCTAAAGTCAAATGGCAGATGATCATGCCATTACTGCAGCAGTTTAATGGTCTAAAAAATCTGCGCAGTGTTTCGGGTCTTATGAAGCCTGAAAATCTGAACCAAGAGATGGCCTCAAAATTGGCTAGCATTTTGGGTGATTCTAGATTCAAGACTGATGCTGATAGGGCTAATGCTGCTCAATGGCTTTCAAAGACGGGTCAAATACTATCGCCTGATTCGGCCAAGTTGACGGATGTATTGGGTGGTAAAGGTAAGGCAGACCCGTTCCAGAAAAAGCTAGATGCCACTTACGCTCGGTCCCAAGGGTTAAATCCAGATTTTGTTCAGGAGTGGGCTAACCTTGATATTCTGATGAAACAGGGTAAGCTTAGTACTGAGGCATTGTCAAGAGCCCGTGACGATTTGCTAGATAAGCAGCCCTTCATGCGGGAAATGCTTGGGGAAGAGAATGCATCTGCTAAATCTTATAATAAGGTTATAACAGAGCAAATAAGTCTTATCATTGCGGCTAGTGAATCCCGTGATAAGATGTACAGATCTTTGAACGACAATGCATTCCTAGCGGGCCTAAGTGGCGAGGATCGTCAGGTGGAATTGGAGTTCCGCCAGCGCTATAATGAGCTTTTGGAAAAAGGCTATAAGATACATGAGTCTGAAGCTAAGGTTGTAAAGGACAAGATTCGTGACAATATTCGTTTGAGTGAGCTCTCATCCGTAGGCGAATCAATCTACAATCAAA